AGCAGAAAGCTCTCAATGACTTGGTCCGCCAGGCCAAGGGTCTCCGCTCGGAATCGGTAGAGGCCAGGGCCACCAACACCTACAACGTCACCCAGCGCCGCAATTCCTTCCTCAAGGAACAAGCAGACGACGCCGAGCGGCTGCAGCGGGTGCTGGGTGCCATGGGCAGCCAAGGCTCTAACCCCTTTGGCATGTCTCAGGACCAGATCCAGGGCGGAGCGCTGGCGAAATACACCTCCGACATGGAGCGGCTCCAGGAGGTGCTTGGAAAGATGGAAACCCGAGGGGCGAGCAACCCCTTCGGCATCACTGCCAAGCAAATCGAGACCGCCGACCACAACACCAAGAAGTGGAAGAGCGACCTGGAGCAGGTCAACGCCGAACTGGCGGATCTGGTCAGCCTGCACAAGGCACTTGGCCAGATGGAAGGGCAGGGAGCCAACCCCTTCGGCATCGAGCAGGACCAGATCCAAGAGGCGTACCAGATGCGCTTCAAGGAGGAGAAGGCTTACGAGGACCTGCGTGGCGACACCATCCGCCATGCGCTCCAGATGGAGCTGGACAGCATCGACGAGGTGTTCAACGCCCGCACCAAGGCCAACGCCGCTGCGCTAAAAGACTTCGACAAACGACTGGAACAGCGCACCTCCAAGTCAGGCGGAGCGGGCAAAAGGAAAGGAGGATTTGATTTCGCCAACGCCGCGGTGTCAGGTGCCTTCCCCCTGCTGTTCGGGGCGGGCCCCGGCGCCGTCCTCGGCGGCTTTGGAGGTGGCGGCCTCTCCGGCGTGGCCGGCAACCCGATGTTCGGCATCGTCACCAGCGCCATCGGCCAAATGGTCGATCAGTTCGCGGCGGCCGCCATCGACATGGGCAAGGCCCTGCGCGACCCGATCACCAACTTCCAGAAGATCAAGGACGCCAGCCTGCTGGCCAGCAAGAGCCAGGAGTATTACGTCCAGCGGCTGATCGAGGTGGGCCGAATCACCGAGGCAGCTGCTGTTGTGCAGCAGCGGGTGGTCGAGCTGGTGGGTCGCCGCGGAGCCAACGACATGACCGCTGCTGGCGCGGCGGCCGACAGGCTCTCCAAGGCTTGGGCCGAGCTGAATCTCCAGATGCAGGCCGCTATCTCCGGTCCCTTGGCGAACTTGCTGGATTGGATCACCAGCGTGGTTCGCGTCTTCGGGGAGAGCGGCAAGGCTGGAGCGCAGGTCAAGGATCTGCTCTCCGGCCTCAGCCCCACGCAACAGGCAGCGTTCCAGAGGGAAATGCTGCAGAACAACCAGCGCTACGGCACCTCTCCCAAAGCCCTCCAAGAGGAGGCGCGGATCATGGAGAAGTACCGGCGCCAGGCCAACACACCTGCGCTATCGCCCGCAGCTGTCTCCCCCGAAGCACAGCAGAAAGCGGCCGAAGCACAGCTATCTGCTGCGGAGCGGGCCGAAGCGCTGCGCCGCCAGGGCATCCAGTTGGAGCGGCAGGGCCAAGACCTGCGCATCAGCTTGGAGGACCAGGTCTTCACCTTCCGCCGGCGGGCGGCCGACCTGGAGCGGGCCAACATCGACCTGCGCCGCAGCGTGGAGGACGAGATCTTCCGCAAGCGGCAAGAGATCAGCCGCATCGAAATCGACAACGAGCGGCAGAAAGCACAGCTGGCGGTGGAGCGCACCGACCTAGGGCTTGCTGGCCTGCGGGTGAACGGCAACCGCGAAGGGCAGGATCTAGCCAACGGATTGCTGGAGGGCCTGCGGGAGTATGTGCGCGGTCGCGGCGAAGCAGAAGCCGACCTTCGCCAGAAAGAGCGCAACTTCACGGTCGAGATGGAGGAGCTGAAGCGGGCCTCCGAAAACTTCCGCTTTGAGGTGGCCCGTAAGGTCTCCGACCTGCAGCGCCAGTCCGTTGACTACATGCGCGATCTGGAGAAGGCAAGGCTTGCAACGGAGCGCAGCATCTACGACCTTCAACTTGCGGCTGCGGACTACCGGATTGCCAAGGCCAAAGAGGCCATCGCACTGGAAACCCAGGCGGCCCAGCAACTCCAGCAAACCCAGACCGTCACAGGAGCGGTGCGAGGACTCGGCAGCGGAGCGTACCCCGTCACCAGTCAGAGGGGCCCGCGCTGGGGACGGATGCACAACGGGGTCGATTACTCGGCACCTGTCGGCACCCCGATCTCAACAACACTCGCTGGCAAGGTCACCGACGTGGGCTACGAGGCCGGCGGGTACGGAGGCTACGTCGAGGTGCAGCTGGAGAACGGAGTCAAAGCGTTCTGGGCTCACCTGTCCAAGGTGGTATTGAAAGAGGGCCAACGTTTCGACGCTGGGCAGGTCATTGCCATGACGGGTAACACCGGCAGAAGCACTGGCCCCCACCTGCACAGCGGCGACGCCAACATCAGCAACGCCGGTGACGCCTACACCCGCCTTGGCGGCAAGGCGATTGCAACGGGCCCCGCAGCAAACAACATCGTCCCGACCGGAGGAGCGCCGCGCTCGGTGGACACTTCCGGCGCGCTTTCGCAGCTCAACTCACTCAGCGCACCAGGGACAGGTGACCTCACCCGCCTGATGGGCGCGATGGATCAGCTCAACGCCAAGCTGATCAACGTCAAGACCACCGCGCTGGCCTTGACGCGAGACTTCGCGGCAATGACCGAGACGCAGCGAGCGGAGCGTTACGGCCAGCTCGTTCAGGCGGCCATCGACAACCTCAACGCTCCCCTTGATCAGATCCTCACCAAGCAGGGCGACCAAGTTGCTTACCAGCGTGAGTACGCCGAACTGATTGCAAAGGGCACGTTGCCTGCGCTGGCCGAGGAGATTCTCAAGATCCGTGAGCAAGTCGCTACCCAACTTGAGCAGCTCGACACCTCCTTAGCTGTGCTTGAGGCATCCAAAATCAAGTTGGAGACCGAAGGTAAGTGGACCGAGGAGCTGCAGAAGCAACTGGATCTGCTTAAGGAGCAGCGCGGCATTATTGAAGGCAAGGGCAAGCAGGCCGAAGAGGGTGCCAAGCAAGCCCAATCACCTGGCCAGCGCCTGCAGGATGCCTACACCCAAGTTCAAGGGCAGCTGAATGAACTGCAAGATCCGGTGAACCAAATCACCGCCGGCGCCAACGCCATCGGCTCCGCATTCGGCGAAGCCTTCAAGGGGGTAGCCAGCGGGGCCATGACTGCCCAAGAGGCCCTGGCCCGGATGTTCCAGAGCATCGCCAACCACTTCCTCGACATGGCGAGCAAGATGATCGCCAAGTGGATCGAGATGCAGATCCTCGGCCTGGCGATGAACATCATGGGCGGTGCTGCCGGTGGTGCTGCCGGGGGTAGCTCTTGGGGCGGCTCTGGTGGCTCCGCTTGGGGCGGCTTTGGTGGCGCCCTGCAGATGCCCAAGCTTTACGCAGAAGGCGGCTTTGTCACCGGCCCCACCCGCGCAGTCATCGGCGAGGGCGGCAACAGTGAGTACGTCATCCCCGAAAACAAAATGGGCAGCGCCATGGCCCGCTGGAGCGGCGGCGCTCGTGGCGAGGCTGTCCTGAATGGTGCCGACCCCACCGGCGGTGGTGAAGGTGGTGTAGGGATGGCAGAAGCGCCCTCTCAGATCAACATCACCGGCGGCATCCTTAACTTCAACGACAGCCAGTACATCAAAGCTGATCAGATTCCGCTCATTGTTGGTCAAGCCAGCAAGGCAGGAGAGCAACGCACACTTGCTCGTCTGCGGCAATCGCCTGGCGCCCGTCGCCGCATCGGCCTCTCATGACAACACTTGCGCTTGGGCACTACCTGCGGCTTTACACCGCCACGGATAACTTGGCGATCGCACTGCAGAATTTCTACATTGGTCAACAGCACAGCCATCAAGGCACCACTTACCTCTTTGCCCCGTTTGGCTTTTCAGGATTAACGACTAGCCGCCAGGCGGACAACGCTGTTGCTCAGCTGGTATTTCCAAACGACGCCATCAGCCGAGGTTATGCCGATGATTCGATGCGCGGTAACTGGATTGCCGAGGTTGACGTGAACGTGCTCGATCCTGATACCAGGGCTGTGCAGATGACGCTGTACACCTATGCAGGAGCAGTGTCAGCAGCCAGCTGGGATGAGACAGCCTTGTCGTTATCGCTTAACAGTGTTCTTGATGCCGTCTCCGGTGATGTCCCAACCCGCACGCTGCACCAACGCCTTGTCGGATCCATCCCTGCCACCAGCACGCTGCGACTGCGCTGATCTAATCGGCACGCCATTTGTGCTGGGGACCACCGACTGCATTTGGCTGGTGCTGACGGTGCTGGAGCGTATGGGCATCGACCACCCGCCGCTTAAGTTGCAGTGGTATGAGCAGCAACCTCGGCAATGGGGACGAGATCTATTGAGGTGGGGCTACCGGATTGACCACCCCACCTACAATGGTGACGTGATAGTGCTTCCCGCACCCGTTGGATTTTCGGTGGTATGGAACGGCGGCCTTCTGCACATCTGCAAGCAACGGAACAGTGTGCAGTGGTTCCCACTGTCGTTACTTACCAGCTCCCCCTTTTGCCGTATGAGCAAGACCTCATTGCGGCACTCGGCATTTCGGAGCAGGAGTATCGGTTCTTTGTCAATGAAGCAAGGCGGCGATCACTAACACGACCTAGTGGATATGAGCACATTCCTGACGTGCAGGGCGGGTTTATTGTCCCTATCCTGATCAACCTGGCAATCGGCTTAGTGCTAACTGCAGTTAGCGCTCTGTTGGCGCCAAAGCCAGTTGATAACAGTATTGAACAGAAAAAACTAGCTGATAAGCGTGGCCGCACTCGTTTTAACGCAGCTTATGGATTTGACAGTGCGCCTCAGCTAGCCACCCTTGGCAGCCGAGTGCCGATCCTGTTTGGCCGCTATGTCGAGCAGAACGAAAGCGGTGAAGGCGTCAGCCGCAGCGGTGGCCTGGTAGTTGAGCCTCTGACGGTCTGGTCGCGCACCTACAGCAACGGAAGCTATCAAACCGCCAGGATTGGCATGGTGGTGGGGCAGGCGGGGATTGATCCCCCGTCCGGCGATGCGTTGATGATTGGTGGACAGCCGTTGGCGTATGCCAGCAACGCACATTATTCAGTGTGGTGGGCAAATCGCAATGGAGAGAACAGGCTGCTGGCTAGCGATCTGATTCATGGAGAAGCCGCTGACCTGCCAAATGGGGATGTGCTTAATGCTCCAACAATGAACGGGGAGTATGAGCACGGCTTCTGCATGACTCACACACCTACGAATAACGCAGAGTTCGGGGTGTTCCAGTCAATCCGCAACGGCGGTCATATTAGGGCTCCATGGCGTGTCGTCAGCATTCCTTCGCTAGAGGATCAAGAGGATGATCCGAAAGACCGCCTAAAGAACGAACGGCGCAAAATTGCTGGAAAGAAAGGCGATGGGCGTTGGGATGGAATGCCTGGTATCGGGCGTGCTTACAGCGTAAAGATGGGAGTCACTAAGCATAACGGGAACGAGTACTCCCAGCCAACGGAGGTGCAGGTTGCTATTGGCGACACGATCACCTTCAAGATTCTTGGGGGCGAACTGAACAACCTTGACTTTGATAACAGTTCTGACGTAACGGGCGATGATCTAAACAGCACGATCGAGCAACTGCGGGCAGAAGCCGATGACGCGATGCAACTGGGCGAGCTGTTTTTGATGAACCGCAGCTTGTTTGAAGTTGTAGAACGCTCAGATGACGTATGGACCCTGAAAAATATTGTTACAGTTCGCTTGCGCTGCGTTGCGATCACCGGCGCAAACAACTGGATTGGCATTATTGGCACCCGAAATATCGAAGATGATGTAATAGCCGAAGGCGGTGATTTAGAGCCGCCGCCATCCCATTTCAAAGGAGCTAACTGGTTCCCGCTGCATCGCTACTCAATCGGTAAGTTCAAAAACAGTCGCAAGACGGAGGTTACGGAGATCGGTGTTAAAAGCCAAGTTTGGAACCAGGCCAACAACCTGTGTAACTTCAACAGCCTGCCGTCGCCGCAAAAGCTAATCGACTCCGACAAGGACCGGATTAACATTCAGTCCGGCACCGTCAACAGCTACCTGCCCCGCACCAGTACGTTTGTGTTAGCAGTGCGTCCTGCCAACCAGGCTGCAGCCTGGGACAACATTGGCGAGGTGACCTTTGCTGTGCAGCGGCGAGTGCCAGTAGATGTCTATAACTACATCCGCATCTTTCACCCTAATCTGGACGAGTATATGTTCAGGTTGCTGCCAAAGTGCTCTACCAATTTCCGCTGGGCGGACAACGGTGTTGTTTATTGCTTAAACGCAAACAGCAAACAGCACATGGTGCAAGCGCCGACAAACTATGGCACATTTCGCCTTCAGTTCAACGCAGATGTCAAATCGCTTGACAACATCTTTGAGTTGAAGGTTTACCAAAACAAAGGTGCGCCGCTATCAAACACTAGCCCGTCTGGCACTGTGACGGCAGTGTCCCGTGTGCAAAGCACTGGTCCTGCTGGCTATGGCGGTCTTTACCAAGGATTTTTAGAACAGATCTTAGGCAACCTAAAAAACAGCGGCGCCACTTTTGGCACAACACGCTCCGCTAATTTTACGGTAGTAGACGCAAATGCTGGGCTAACGATCGTGCTCAACGTGAAAGCGCACGTTGAATTTATGGGCGAAGCGTGGCTTGCGCAGTGGGGCACTGCCAAGACCTGGTTTAATCCCACCTACACGGTGGTGAGCGTGACTAAAGGCACCTCCAAGCTTAATGACATCTTTTACGATACCCGCCCTGTCACTGACAGCTGGTACGCACAGACGGCAGGCTGGCTTGGCAAAAGTGTCACTAGCGAGTTCCGAGTAGATGGCATCAATTACTTAGGCGAAGACTACACCTATCAAGAGCCTCCGCCGAACTACACCAGCCCTGACGGCAAATATGAGCGCTGGTTTGAAACCAAGGGGCAGATCAAGGAGATTGCCGCGTATCAAGAAATGAGCAACAGCGCTGAACGCGGGCCGGAACACGCCATTTCGTATGTAAACGAATCTATTCAGACGATTACGACCCCCACCTACGAAGACTTGACAATGCTGGGAGTGCAAATCAAAAGCACCCGCCAGATTCAACAGGTGCAACAGATCCAAGTGTGGCTGCCTAACGGCATCCATGTAGAGCGGCTGGCAGACGGGGGCACTGGTCCTAGCAATAATTTTGCCGACTTCTGCTATTACCTCCTCACTAATGAGCGCGACGGGATTGGGGGCGCGGTAAGCCACCGCATTATTGATAAGGCCAGCTTCGTTACGACTGCAAAGTTCTTGCGCAATAACTTCTGGACGTTTGACGCAGCACTGTCTGATACGGTAAACCTGCGCAACTACCTCACGCAGATTGCGCCATTGCAGCTATGCAATTTTGTAGTCAAGAACGGCAAGTTTAGCATGAGTCCTGCTATTCCGTGCGACGACAGTGGCGCGGTGAATCGTGGGCCAATACCTTTCTCGGCGTACTTTAACGACAGCAACATTATTGAAGGAAGCTACGAACTGTCTTACTTAGATGAGGATGCCCGTCGCAACTTTAAGGCAGCGGTAAAGTATCAGCGCCGCCATCGCAACGCCATCCCAGAAGAGCGCACCATTGTGGTGGCCTGGGAGGAGGAGGGAGCCGATAGCTATACCGAAGAAGAGATCGACCTCAGTGGGTTCTGCACCAAGCGTGGGCAGGCATTTGCTGTGGCTCGCTACATGCTGAGCCTGCGGCGACGAGTTGATCATGTTGTCAAGTTCAGAACCATCCCGGCGGGCTTGGCCCTTGCACCTGGCGATTACATTCGCGTGGATACGGTCGCTTCTCCTTATGCCAGCCAGCGCAACGGGGCCATTGGGCCATCGGGCGAGGTCACTGCTGTGCAAGAAGTGCATGATGGCACCTATCACGCCTACGTCTTTACGCCAGGCAGCTCAGCAGTGGTAGAGCAGGACATCACCATTGCTAACAACACGGTTACGGACCCGGCGCTTTTTGGCTCACTGTTCAACGTGCCGGAGATTCAGCGCCGTCATAACAGCTACATGGTGGACGAACTGACGCTAGAGGAGGATGGGCTGGTGAGCATCACGGCCAGCCACCATCCGGTTGATGTGCTTGATCGCTCTAAAATTGTGGCGGACGTGTTCCATCCTGAGTGGTTTCGGGTGTATGAGTAATTTTCCTTCCCTGGCACCAACCTCCCGCAGTTACGACCCTGGCGACTGGCCGGTGCGGACGTTCAAAGCCAATGACGGCACAGAGGTGCGCTTTCTCTATGGCGACACCAGATCCGACAGCAAGCTGCAGCTGAGCTACGAGAACATCCCGGACCTGACAGCCGAGGCATTTGTTCAGCACTACTACGAGCAGAAAGGCACTTACCGGACGTTTGCGCTGCCTGCCGAAACGACCGTGGCAAAAGGGTGGCAGGGCACCGGTACGTTCTTCAATGCCGGAGTGCGGCGGCAGTACCGCTACGCCGAACCACCGAAGGTAACGGGCGTGCGACCAGGCCGAAGTTCCGTCAGTATTAACCTGATTGGAGTGATCGTGGGCTAATGAGCTTCTACAGCGGGCAACACGGCGAGTTGTGGATCGACGGCAAGAAAGCGGCCAAGGTTGCTGCGTGGAGTTTTAGCAGTTCGCTGACGACTTTAGATACTACGAGCTTGGAAGATACGGATAAGACATCAACCCCCGGCGTGCGTAGCACAACGGGTAATTGTTCGCTTTTCTATTACGCCGACGATCCGGCTGATCTGAGCAGTAATAGCGCCAGTACGTTGATTCGCAAGGTTGTAAAGGCGGGCAGCGGCGGCAAAGCAGCTGAAGCAGAAGCCGCAACGCTGAAGCTGCGTGTGGCAGACGGGACCACCGCAGGTAAGTTCATTACCGGCAAAGTCTGGTTGACCAGCATTCAAATGTCGATGGCTGTGGGATCAGTTTTGAGTGCTGAGGTGGCGTTTGAGTTTGATGGTGCCCCAACTGAGGTCAATCTGTGAGCGTTTATCTGGGCGATAGCGGCGTAGTCGAAATCCGCCGTTCTGCTGTCGGTGATGGCCTGCTGGGGTCATTGCTGGATCCTGACGACGTAAATGTTTCGCGTCGCCGGTTCTCGTTTGACTTTGAGCCTGAGGCGCTGATCACGGGTGATCAGATGGAGATTCGCACGGAGGACGGCAGCGAGTTAGAGCTAGTGCAGGGGCATAATGCGCCGGACGGCCGTTGGTATATCCATATAGATGATGCCGGCGGCATCAGGCTTTACAACAACTATGGTGATGCGCTTAACGGCAGCCTTGCTGAAGCGCTGGAATTGGTGGTTCCAAGCCGTAGCATTCCGATTGAAGTGCAAGTTCGCAATAGCACGTACCGATGCACGTCTCAGATGCGGTCTTGGGAGCTGACTACCAGCCGAGAGACGATTGATACGACAGTGCTAGGCGAGGAGCATCGGCGACAGTACGGGGCGGGGCTAATTAGCGGGCAAGGCACAATGGCTTGCTTGTGGGATTACACCCGATCGCTTTGCGATCCGCAGCAGCCTGATGCCTCGATCTCAATCGAGGAGCCTCACTATTTTGCCCAGCTTGTACTACGGCTGAAACAAGGCGCTCGTTTTGATGGTCGGTTTTATATCCACCGCGGAGATACTCGCCAAATGGTTTGGTGGGAGAGCGCGTGCGTGGTAACCAACGTGGCGTTTGCTTTTAGTCCTGGCACTTCGATTGAAACCCGCATTGAGTTCGTGACAACGGGGCCTATCCATCTGCGGATGGGCACCCCACCTGCCTATCTACTGCAAGAGGGTTCCGATCGCTTGGAGCTAGAGGACAGCACTGGTTTCGTTGAGCTAGAGGACCCAACCTAGACTGGCGCCAAAGGCGACCGACCTGTGGACCTAAAGATTTCGGGGCTACCACCCCTTGCGGGGGCGTTACTGCAAGCGGCAGACCCGCTGGCGGTTGCTGATCTCTCGGCCTCGGAAACCAAGAAGGTCACGGTTAAGGATCTGGTGCAGGGCGGTGTCGCCCTGATTGATGACGGCAGCATCCCTAGCGCGAAGGTGAACTTCACGCTGCCTCCGGGAAGCATTGACACGACTGCGCTGGCCAACGGGTCTGTCACTGCTGTCAAGCTGGCGGATAGCAGCACTGCTGTGATTGGCGCGGGCCTCCCCGCAACAGGCGCTTTCATCGGTCAGTTAGCGGTAGCGGGTGGCAAGACGTATATCTGGGACGGAGCCTGGCAGCCGCTGGTGTCGGCAGGCAGCGTGAATGTCGTACTGCCTGACACCACCGGTAACGTCACGATCGGTGTGGTCCAGGCTGGCGACAGTGTTGCTCTATCGGCTGAGCTGGCTGACACGACAGCCGCCAAGCTGTTTTATGCCGGGCCTACGACAGCAGGTGGCGCAACAACAGCAAGGGAAATTGTTGGGGCAGACCTGCCAACAGCTACTGCTAGTGAGCAAGGCGTCGTCAAGGTCTCCGGCGATGGCCTGCGGATGGTGGGCGGCCGCATTGAAGTTGATAATGATATTGCAGTAACACCATCAGGTGAAGCTCACTTAGCAGTATTCAACAGCAAGGGTTTAGCGACTAGCACTCGCTTGATTGCTACGTCTGATCTGCCGTTGGCTACAGCAGGCACGCCTGGCATTGTGAAGCCGGGCAGCGATCTGGTAGTGCAAGCCACGGGCCAGCTTGATCACGAGCAGAAAGTTCCTGGTGGCGGCACTTTTGCAAAAGTAACTGTTACTGCAACGGGGCATGTTAGCGGTGGCAGTTCTTTAGTCGCTGCAGATATTCCAGCGCTTGATGCAGCCAAGATTGTATCTGGCGTACTTTCCCCAACGCTATTTGGAGCGCGCAGCATCACCCAGCAGATGATGGGTGATTACGCCTTTGCCTATATCCAGGAGTCGGTGCCACCTACAGGGGTCGGCGCCCACCCGATCGGGATGATTTGGCTGCAGGAGTCCACTGGCCAGGTGTCGGTTTGGAACGGCAATAGCTGGATGAAGACCGGCGCCAGCACGCTGTTTAACCGCAACCTGCGTTATGGCGGCAGTTATAACGCCGCAACCGGTGCGATCACCGGCGTTACGCAGTTCGGCACTGCTGAGGGTTTCAAGGTCGGCGACACGATCCCCGCCGCCGACGACAAAATTGCGGGCCTGTATTTTGTTGCCTCTGCAGGCGGCTCTACCAGCAGTTTGGCGGGCGGTGCCGTATTTGACCCTGGTGACTGGCTGCTGTGCCAAGGCACAACCGGTGGCTGGGCGCGAATTGACACCCTGAGCGGTGGTGGTGGTGGTGGCGGCGGCTCCACCGTGAGCAATTTGGATGACCTGCTGGATGTCACGCTGACCTCCCCTACCACTGGCGACTTCCTGCAACTCAATAGCCGCGGCCAGTGGGTGAACGTCTCCGTTTTAGATGAAGGCACCTGGACCTAACCTGAGTAGGTAATGCCCACCTGTTGGGCGCTTAGGGCTAGATAGCCATGGCAACGCCGAAGTTGCTGCATTTACGCAGCACGGTGCAGGGCAAGCTCCCTGCGGCTGGATCAATCCAGGTCGGGCAGATCGGCATCAACTACAACGCCGCCGA